CATTTACTTTATAAAACTTTATATCTGGATAACCTACGAACATTGCCTTCCATTGTGTAATCCAATTATCGCATGGTGTAGGTGAGTTTTGAGGTGTTACATAATGTCTAGAACCTTTATATAAATTATTTACTGTGGCGGTTTTACTATACAAATCATGACCTATCATAAAAATCTCTTTTACAGGTTTTTCTCTATCTACTGCCACTCTAGCACTCGTTGCTCCAGCAGCCCAACCTAAATCTTTGTAATTTGGTATAACATCTCTTACATCATGGGACATATCAGGTTCTTTTATCCACGATACATGAATACCAGAATGTTTAATTCGTTTTTGTATAACTTCTCTTGTCATACCTTTTGCTTCTTCTTGTTGTATAATTTTTGCTAAACCTTCTAATGTTGAACCATGAAATACAAATTCTTTAGAATCGCCTCTTTCATTTTCGTTATGAGAATCATAATATTCTTTTAATTCATCTCTTGTAATATTTGTAATACTACCATAAACCATCATCTCGTAATGCATAGCAGGTACTTTTTGCCAATTTCTAAAATAACAAGGTATCTTTTGTGCTAAACCATCATGATATATTTCATGTTCAATACCATGGTCAACTGCAATTAAAACATCAGGTGTAAAATCACGATAGATGGCATTACAACCATATATTTTACCATGAGGTCGTAATTGTTCTAAATCAAAACCTTGTCTACTTTCACCATTGCCTATACAAAAAACTCTCATCTTACAAACTCTACATCACTTTCTGTAACTACAGCTACTCTTGCACCACAAGGTAATAATGTTTTTTCATTGCCACTATAAACTACTGTTGAAGGTCCTTTTATTGAAACCTCATGGCAATAGGTATTTTTCTTACCTTGTTTTACAGTTAAAACAGGATTGTTTTCGTTGTTCTTTTTGTTAGCACGAATGATATGTTGATTTACATGAATATATGTTTTCATTGTTTGTACCTAAAAATGTATTTTGACCATAAATAACTTCTTATAATACTTACGACCATGAATATAATCGCAAGGTGAAACATTGCCCATACCTCAATGTATATACCATAAAATGGAAATACTGTCAATTGTATAATGATTGATAATATTAAACCACTACCAATATCTAAACTTCTATGTAATAAATGTTTTGAATTTGTCATACTGGTTTTACTTTTGTTACCTTGTAAGGTTTAAATCTTGATTTAATATCTTTTGTTGCCTCTGCTGTTGTTAAATTTTTACAAGCATAAACAAAAGTATCTTTACCATTAAGATTTATATTATATTTTTTATATATTGATTCTTGTTCTACCATCTTGCCTCCAATTGATACTCATAAATTCTTAACATCCAATCTGTGTAGAAATGATAATCTATGATACCAATCAATAATATTAATGAACCAATAGTGTTGACCACTATCAATGCCCAATCTCGCCACATAATACCTACAATTAACCAACCTGTTATGCCAGTAAATTGAAAATACATATTATATGGGTACATATTCATCGCTGTTGTATATGCACCAAATATCAATACGATACTTGCAAACCATTTTATATACCAATCTAAGGTTTTATCCAACAAAACCATCTCCTGGTTTCCAATTACAAGCAGTTAGACCACCTGATTTTAAAGCATTTACTGTGTTAATAATTTCATCAACATTTCTACCAGTATCAAGAGCGTTAACGGAAATGTGTTGAATAATATTCAGTTCATCTGTTATAACTGTTGCTCTTAAACATACACCTTCTACTGCAATGATATTTAATTCACCAGATAAATGTAAACCTGAATCGGCAGCTAATGGGTGTCTAATGTCTTTAATTAAATCATTAGATTCTTTCCATGCTTTTTTACAAAATTCATTATCACCACTTATACCAATTACATTTAAACCTTCATCTACAAGTCTGTCCATTTCTTTTATTTCTGTTGGACATATAAATGTAAAGTCTTTAGGGTAAAAATAAAATACTGACCATTTACCAAAAGTATCATCTGCTGTATACACCTCACCTAAAGTATTATCTTCAAGGCACGCCTGTAATCTATAATCAGGCATATTATCACCGACTGTTCTCATAAAAACACCTCCTTTAATGTTAGTCTAGTTTCTGTTTCGTTAAATTTTACAAAAGGTTTAAATTTATTTAATTTAAATCTGATACCAGGCCATATTACATTTTCTGATATAAGTTTATCCCAATCTTTCATAAAATTCAAATGATAATTCATAATAATTACTGTTTCTGGACCAATCTTATTCCCAATACAATATCGTAATAGTAAAGGGTGTTGACCATTAAATACTGCAAGAGCGTTGGTGGGTAAAGTATTGTCTGTAAGAATGGTATCACTAATTTTATTACAATCTTGTTTAAACCAGTATGAACTGCTTTCTTTTCTTTTCTTATGTTGTAAATATATCTCATGTGCTTCTTTTTCTAATAAATTACCTGACCATACCTTTTTATTTTTAACAAAATTTGCTACTAAAAAATCTTCTATTTCATCTTGATTATATTTTACACTTAATTTATGGTAAAAATATCTGTCATTTCTTTTGGTAAATGTTTCAAGTTTTGTATGAACATGACCATCATAATCAAAATAATTATATTCCTCTTTATCAAAATGCAATTTAATTGCCAAATACTTTCTATAAACTGCAAAACCATCATAATTCATAATGGCAATTTACCAGTCTTTGCCAATAAATTTAATTCTTGTGCCTCTAATGTGATTTTTTCTTTAAGTGGTTTTGATATAAGTTTACCAACTTCAGCAGGGTCAATCTTGTTTTCATCACAAAAATGTAGCACGGCGTCCATGTAGGTCATGTCGCCACTATTTCTTTTGACTTCTTCTATTTTTAATGAAAATTGTTTAGCGTTCATAATATAAAATCTAGGGTATGTTTCTGGCGCCAGGTACATACCAAACCCCGACACTCGCTTTGCTAGCCGTGGTAGAGTGCCAAACTGGAAATACTATTTATCATTTAGCAGGTTCAAATAACTCCTTCATAACAGACCTGTAAAATGTTTCTATACTTAAAACTAATTCTTCAATATAGTCTTGTGGGTCTTTAACATATGCTGTCATTGTGCCGTCTTCAGCGGCTAATAACACTACTATTTGTTCTATCTTTTCACCAAATGTTTCTTCGTACATTGATGAATAAGCAGTACATTGTAAAAAATAGTTTTCTATCCAGTCCTCTTTTCGTTCCTTGTTTGCTGATTTAAAGTCTATAACGGATAATTTACCATTATATTCAGCAACACAATCAACCTGACCAGCAATTGTGAGTTTCGGGCTCACCATTATTTTTTCAAGTAATCTTATATTATTAATCTGGTCTATGTAAGGTTTTGCCAACCTGAATAGACCTAGTGGTAGTACATCTCTAATAGAAGGTGTTTCGTTATTGAGATATTGTTCAACTAATTTATGAAACGATTTACCTCGCCTAGCGGCTCTGTTCATTTCCCAATTAGCAACATCTTCACCAATTGATTCACGCCACTTCACTAAACCTTCTTTTTTTCGTATGCCTAAAATTGATGTTACAGATGGATAGTTTTGACCATCTATATCGTAAAATCTGTACCCTTCTATTTTCTTGCCTTTGGTATTGGGTAGTAAAGACAAGTCCGTATCATTATGTATAAATTCTGTCATATTTGTACCTTTTTATATTTTATAGTCTGTTATTATACCAGATACGGACTTAATTGTCAAGGGTGGTTAGTAGCCTGCCACCTCGTTCATTTCTTTGGCGATTTTGGCCTCGCCTTCTGAAGCTTCGTTTTCATCCCACTTTGCTAACTCTTTTTTCATAAGTTTGTGGAATAATGGTGGGATAAGTGCTATAGCAAATAGCGTAAAATAACCATGACCTGTATCAGGTGCTCCCACTTCATCTAATTCCCAAAAGTGAGTTTCTCCTCGGTCATGATGGTCTGCTTGGCGACCTATCTCAATGAAGAACCAAGAACTAAACATAGTAGAATTATCCCAACTATGTCTATAATCTATTGGCGCTCCTTTTTCTCTGATTAATCCGTAATGCTCTAGGTAATTAAGTGCTTCTAATTCAAAGTTAGAAATCAACCATATTAAACCTAAACAAGCAATACCTAACCAAGCACCTACATACCAGAATAGTGCAATTGTTGGTATTGACATTGCATAACCTCTTAACCATCTATTTTGCCATGATAAAAATGGTACACCTAATCTGTTTAGTCTTTGTTTTTCCATTGTATATAAAAATTTACTTTGTCCAAAGTATGACTTGACTAAGTGCGAATATAAACTACGACCTCTAGGTGCTGTCGCTGGGTCATCTTCATGACCTAATTCTAAATGATGATTATATACATGAGCATAACAGAAGTGTGCTGAACCTGAAAGAGCCATCATCCATCTAGCAATTAAAAAACTAAAGCCTTTTGTATGAGCTAATTCATGTCCGTATATAATACCTATACCAGCAAATATTCCTGTTGATAATACGGCACCTAATAATTCTGTGCCTGCCATACCATGATAAATCTGATATGCTAAAGCACATTGTAGTGCTATGAATACTGGTAACATTAAGTACATTACTGCATTTTGCAAGATAGGATTTGCATTGGTTTCTCCGTCTTCATCAAAACCAGCACCATAAGTTTGTCTAGTGTGTAAAGTGTCTATGATAATACCGACACCTAATAATGCAACACCAGTCCAGACCCAAGGTCCTCCTGCAATGACACCGAAAAGCGTTGCTAAAATTAGCAAGGGTGCTATGAAGTAACGAGCATTTATAAAAAGTTTCTTCATGATTACTTTCCTTTTCGTTGGTTAAAAAAATATTTATTTAAAAAAATGTCTAAAAATCTCTTGTACAAATAATGTACCAGAAAAATTAGACATTTCTTATACACTAACCTCTAGTTAGTTTTAGGACTTTCTCAATTTGAGCCTTGATAATTGGACCTCTATTTGGCCAATGTATATACGGCTCATCGCTTTTACTCAAATTGTACAGAAATGGTAATATTACCTTTTCTATATCTTTGAATCTTTTTTGTGTGTCAGCGTCATTAACTTCCTTTGTTATAGTTTCTTTCTCTGCCACAATTTGCATGACCTCGTTCATCATGCTTTTAATAGATGATACATCAGACTTGACTTTTGCAAGTTCCATGTTTGTTTCTGAATTTTCAGCAACAACTACCTTTTCTTGAACCTCGGTAGGTTTCTTGTTAACAGGCGTAAATCCATAATCTTCTGTAAGGTCAAAACCTCGCATATAATCAGGTATATCTGCCATATTATTTACCTCTTATTCTGTTTAAATGTTTCTTGACTGCTTGTTCAGTCTTAATTGTTTTAATAGATTTTCTTTCGCCATATCTTTTTGCTAAAGGACTATTAGGATGTGCTTCAGCAATTCTGGCCATATTTTCTTTCCAACCAGCGTCATTCTTAATATTGCCACT